AGGAGTATAAATACCTTCATTTACAATACCACTTGTTTGAGTTCTAACAGCGGCATTAGATAATACATTTTGTTTAGCAATAAAGAGTAATCCATTAGGTGATTTTAAATCACCAAACATTTTAGTTAAACGACGAATATCTGTTGCTGAATCTCTTACAGCATTGATGCCTCCTCGTAAAATAAAATCCTCGTTAGCACCTAAATCATTAAAACTTTCGGGAATTGGAGTTTGAATATAGGGTTGTCCACTATACCCTCCTCCGATGGTATCCTTCCCATATCTTAGGGACTTAAGATCAGTCTTTAAGTCGATTAATCCCATTATCTTGGAGGATTATCTAAGTATTTGTTTGGGTTTTTACCGTCTAAGTCTAATTGTGATTGAGTTAAGCTAGCAATTTGAATAGTTTGTTTATCGTATTCTAAAGGATTTTTACCATCTAAATCTAATTGAGATTTAGTCAAACTATCAATTTGAATAGTTTGTTTATCATACTCTAAAGGTTTTTTGCCATCTAAACCAGTTAATAATGAACCGTCTGTTGTTAATTTATTTAATAGTCCCATAGTTATTTTATTATAAATATTAAATTATTGAACTTTAGATGTGCCCATAGCAAATCCAGTTCCTACTTTAGTTGAATCCATGTATATGTTAGTTTCTTTTTTAAGAATTTGATTTAATATATCTCTAATTTCAGCAAGTTCTGGGGATGATTGTTTTGTTTCGCCTCCTCCAAATAATGATTCAATTGCTCCTCCAATAGCATTACCGACAGCGGCTAAAGGACTTACTTCAGCAAATTCATTTAATGATTCTAATTTATCAGCATCTATTTGATTTAATGCTTCACCAACACCAAATAAAGCTTGAGCCATTTGAGATAATGAAGTAGCAACTGTTTGTAAAGGAGTAGCCATATTGGCTAATGTTTCTAATTGACTTAAAACACCATCTCCCGCAAAGAAAGAAACAATACCTGCTGCCCCCATAGCTATAGCAAAAGTTCCAAACCCAGCAGCTAAAGCAACAAGTGCTCCAGATAATAAATATAATGCTGCTGCTTTTTCTAAAGTAATAGCTCCTAAAAAGTTTACAAATCCATCTGCTACCGCAGTTACTATTGTTGCTAATCCTTCAAATGCGGATTTTATTGCTTTACCAAATGATTCAACTAAAGGTGATAGTTTAGATAAAGCATAAGTTAATGGAATTAAAGCAGCACCAAACCCAGCAATTAATACTTCAGCTAATAAAATATATGGAGCTACTTGTGTTAATCCTTTAGCGGCTTCACCAAAAGCTACTAATCCATCACCAATTCCTTTTAATGCGGATTTAATGGCTGGACCTTTTACTAATTGTAATAAAAGTAAGGCTGGAATTGCTGGGGTTAGGGTTACTAATGCTAATGCACTACCCGCTAATTTTACAATATCTGACGCTTTAACAGGAGCAAACGATTGAATTCCTTTAGATAAATTAGTTAAAAAGTTTTTAATATCTTTACCCATATTACTCTTAACTCCTTTTGTTTTATCAGCAGCCGAACCTGCTCCCTCTCCGGCTTTATCCGCAATGTCTTTTGTTTTATCTCCGGATAAATTTGCTATCATTTTTCCTTGAGGAGAATCTTTTGAAAAAAGTTTACCAGATTTTGAAGCAATCATGTCTGCTCCTTTATTAGATCCTGAAAACATATTTGCTAATCCAGAAGCCATTCCTTTTATACTTCCTAATATCCCTTTAAAACTACCAACCATTACTGGAAGAGTTTTATATGCTACTAATGCTAATATAGTAGCTACACCTATCGAGGATGATGCTAAATATGCTATAGCATCTAATATAGGAGAAAACACACCTAAAATACTACCTAAAATATCTAATACTTTATTTAATACATTCTTTAATTTTTCAGCTGCTCCTTCTTGTTTCATAGACTCATATGTTGCCTCACCATACATTTCTCTAAAATCCTCAGCCGCCATAGTATTAAATTTTTGTTGTAATGTAATTTTAGCTAACTGATCACGAGTCATTCCCATAGATTCTGCTAAAGCTTTCTGGGCTAAAACATTTTTAGAGGCAAAAGCATCTTGAATAGCTGCGTTATTATTTAAGGATTTAGATAATCCTTCTAAATCACCTGCTAAAGCTAATTGTCTTTCTTTTTCAAAATTAAGATCTTTACCTGTTAATAATTCTGCTTCTAATTCTTTTGTAATTGAATCTTCAAAATTTAATAAACTATCTGCTACTCCTTCAACTTCAGATAATGAAAGACCTAATTTAGTAGCAGCAGAAGCAGCTCCAATTAATTTATCATTACTAAAACCTAAATTAGCTTGTAAAGACATAGAAGCATTTGCTGCTTCTTTTAATACTTTACTAACGTTTAGAGCTGTTCTATTTTGTTTATTAAATTCGCCAACTATTTTAATATTAGCATCTAATACTTCTTCAGTATTTTTACCTTGTAATCGTGCATTGGATACTAATGTAGCTGATTCTTTAGCACTAAAACCTAATTTTTGTTCTAAATTTGCAGCTGATACTAAAGCTTCATGTCCTAACACCTCAGCTGACATTCCTAATTCATGAGTTAGAGATGCTGCTGCTTTCATTAATTTTTCAGTAGTAACAAAAGCATCACCAGATGCTATCGCTACTCCAGACATTTCTTGTTTTAACAAGTATGCATTTTTATATGACATACCTGTTTCTTTTTGTAATTCAGCTGTTTGTTTTGATGCTTCAATAGCTGACTTTAAGGCAAAAGCTGCAATTACTTCAAAAGAAGTTATATTTTTTACAAAACCTTTACCTAATTCACTAAAAGAAGCTTGTAATACTTTTATTCTATCTGCAGTATCAAGGGCACCTTCTTTTGTTGCTTCTATTTCAGCAGCCATTTTCTTACCGGCTTCCGAAGCTTTATCAAAATTAAAAGCAGAAGCTAAAGAACCTAAACCTAGTTCTTTCATTGCTTCTGTAGAACTTTTTAAAACATCGCCTGTGAGTCCAAATAATTCTTTTTGCCTTGTAGCTTTATTTACTAAATCATCTTGGTATTGTTTTTGTCGTTGTAATTCTTCAGATTGTAAAGCAAATAAATCTAATAATTTTATTTGATCTTCCGTTAAATTTTGAGAAAAATTATTGGCAATATCTCGTAATTTATTATGATCTGCTAAAGCTTCAGTTATTAATGTATCATTTTCTAATAATAAACCAGAATCAGCTAACATAGCTGTTAGTGATCTTTCTAATTCTTTATTAAAAGCAATTTCAGATTGTTTTCCTTTAGCTATTTTTTGATTTAATTCCTCTAAATCTAAAGTTCCATCTAATACATCATCAACAGCATTAGTTAAATCTTTAGCATAATTAGCTGTATCTTTAAATGCCTTTTTTAATTCTGCGGTTTGGAGAACACCTAATCCTAAACCTTTTCCTAATTTTTGAACTTCAGAACTATAATCTCTTTGTAAAAATAAAGTTTCTTCAAGAACATCTCTAAGTAATTTTTGCTTATCAGCAGCATTAGCTGTTGCTTTTGCTGTATCTTGAGTATTTTTAGCATTTTGAGCTGATATTTTAGGATCCTGATTGTCTGCCATTATAAACTTAGTTTATTATAAATATTAAAGAAATAAAAAATTTGGGCATCATTTATATGATGCCCTTTTTCCAGTTGGGGCAACTGGTGGTTTTGGAATACCTTTTTTATTAGTCCAAGATGCTTCGGCTTTTTTCTGTTCTTGGTTTTGGTTTTCGTAATGTTCTTTAATTTTATTAAAGGTAAAATTACGTAACCATATAGGCATGTTATAAATTGTATTATAATCATACCCACCCTGTCCATGAAATACCATTTCGTGGATTTGAGTAAATAAATTTAGTCTATATTGCGGCGTCAGGCCAAAAAAAGTTAAGTCCAATAGGAACTGTAGCGCCCTCCTCGACACCGTTAGGTCCCTCATAATCAAATTTAATTTCAATTTCTGGAGTTACTGAACGGATATATTCACGTAAAGATCTAGCGTCTCTAGCCAGTAAATTATTGTCTATAAATTGTCTAACTACCCGATTTTCTACATTACCGTCAACAGATAAAATAATATGTTTTAGACGTGTAGTTAATTCTGGGTTAGAATCTTTAAATATTTTTTGTAAACCTTTAATTTCTTCAGCAATTTTCTTTTCATCACCATGAGTTAAAAGTTTAAAGGAAATAACGTGACCTGTAGTTGGTAAAGTAAATGTAAATTCATTTTTACCTTTTATCCATAATTTTTCATCTACTGGATTAGGTTCTAATTTACTTAGATCTACTGTGCACTGTTCTCCTTTATACATAAATTCATAATCTTTACCGTAACCTAAAACACGAGCAGCGATCATAATAGCATTTTTATCTACTAATAATAAATCATTATACTCAAATTGAGTTACAAGTAAAGATTGAAGTAATTTATCAATTACTATTCCTTTTTCAATATAGGATTTATTAGTTAAAATATCTTCTTCTTTAGCAGTCATGTATTTCATTTCTACTTTTCCAGATGCTAAAGGATGATTTTCGGGATAAAATAAACCTTTTGAAGGCAGGTCAACCATTTCTGTTGGAAACTTTAATTCGCTCATAAACTTATTTTGTTATAAATATTAGTAAAAAAAAGAAGCTCGCAAAAAATGCGAGCTTTCTTTAATTATTGTTTTACTTTTTATTAGAAATTCAATACACAATAATCCATACCAATTGTTAATGATAAGTTAATAGCAGCGTTTTCAGTATCCCAGTTATATTCACCAAAGTTAGCACCTTTAATAAACGCACCTTTAATAATCCATTCTGAAACAATATCGCCTACAGGACCTAAAATATCAATAGTTAAATCTTTCTTATAGAAATCACTATATCCATCACGGCCAGTTACTGATTCATGGTGTAAACGAACCCATTCCATAGTTGCCTGAGCACCTGAAGGTGTGATAGGATCAAACAATGTCATGGTTAAGTCGCTCCATTTAGTTTTGCCTTTTACTTTTGAGTAAACGTTGATATGGTTAAGAACCACTTCACCTTGTTCAAGAGTTACAGCTGAGATTGCTTTAATAACATATGATGGAATACCATCTACATACATAATGAATCGATTTGCCTGTTTGGGTTCAAAGGCGGTAAAAAATATTTCGTTTGGATCTAAGATTGCCATGTTATTATTTTATTTTTGTTTTGTTATAAATATTCCGTTTTTAAAAAATTATGCTGGGAAAGATACTCCTGTTGGTAAGATGTTGAAGTTCAAGTAAATGAATTCAGCAGTCTTAGTCGGTTGTAAGTAAATTTGTCCTACTAATTGGTTTCTATCGATTACATCTGGAGTATTGTTGCTTGAGTCCATTACTACTTTAAAAGCATACAAACCTTGACGTTGTTGAACTGATTCCATGAATGGGTTAACTTGAGCTAAGAAAGCATTTCGTGTAGCTATAGTATTTTGTTCGAATACTAAGTTATTAGCAACTTGACCGATGTATGATTTAAGAGAAATCAATAAACGACGAACGTTTACACGATCCAAAGCACTTGCTTTAGTTTGTAATGTTTTCTGTCCGTAAACTACAACTCCTGTTCCAGGAAAAGTAGCAATTGGGTTAACTTTGTTTATATATAAAGTATCACGTTGTGCTTGAGTTAATTTCTTTTCAGCTCTTACTACCGTAGATAAACCACCTCTGTTAATACCGGCCGGAGCGAACCAAGGTTCACTTACGTTGTCATTATACGCGTATACACCGGCTACTAACGTTGAGCTC